TAGCGTTTCTTATTTTCATTCAGTAATGGTGGTGGATTAGTAGTATACAATGATGGAGCTAGTAGAATAAAAATAAGTAACGCTACTTCAGGTGCAGGTGCTACGGATGGGTTTGAGCTTATTATGGCAGGATTAGACGCTTATCTTTATAATTACGAAGCAGGACCAGTGATTTTTGGTACATCTAACGCAGAACGTATGCGCATCACCTCAGGCGGTAACGTAGGTATAGGCACAACAAATCCAAATTCCAAACTTCATGTTAATGGAGATATGAGAACGGTATTAACATCAGGAGTTGGTGGTGATACACTTATAGCTGCAATAAGTGGAGTTAGTAATGGCTATTTAATTAGCGTAGATACTAGCAATAACATAACTCATACGTGGCATACAGGTACTAATACACCATCATTAAAAATCACCTCAGGTGGTAACATACTAATAGGCACTACAACAGATGCAGGGGTAAAACTTTCCGTAAACGGAGATATAAAAACTGGCAATTTAGCAAGTGGCACAACTGCTCAGGCATTCAAAGTTGGTGCTATTACAACGGGCGTACCAACAAGCGTAAATCAATTAGAAGTAGAGATAAATGGAGTTAGGTACTTTATACCTTGCTCAATCGGGACAGCATTTTAAATTATAAATATGAAACTTACAATAAAACTAATAACTCATAACGGAAATTTAATCGGAATATATAACAACAAATAATCATGAAAACAATTCAATCAATCCCTACATGGGTAAAAGGTCAAGCAGTAACTGCAACCATTTTTAATTTACGTCCAATTGGTGGCGAATTATTCCAAAGTGCAAGTTTTTACTATGCTTTATTAGATAGTGACTTAGTTATGGTCGCAGAAGGCAATTTAACGATGTCAGGCGAAAGTTATAACGAATGGGGTAATGATGATGAGTATGCGTATAACTGGGGAGCTGGTGAGCTTAATTTAGTTATTATAGGGGAATATGTAGCTCCAGTGATTGCATCAAGCAATGAGCCAATTGTAGATACTTTAAATGAGGTTGCTGAGCCAATTGCTGATGAGCCAACTGTACAGGATAACTTGACAGTTGAAAATTAAAGTTTTAGACACCGAGCTAAAAGTCGGGAATATTTCACGAAAAATTAATTCGGTAAATATCCTTTCTTTTAGATATGACTTGTTTTGTGAGGGCATAAATATCATTTGTCAAATATGCGACGCTAATAATTGTATTTGTTTTGAAGAAGTTATATTTATAAAAAAAGAAACGCTTGACAAGTGGGGCAAAGATGACAACTTTATAGTTAATGAGTTGTTAATACGATTAGGATTAAAGAAATACACAACCGAAGAGCAGGGAAATAAAAATATTAAAAAATGAATAATTTAATAGCGATAAATTTTAGCGAATATTCACAGCCAAAGTTCACTGAAAAGAAAAATCAGGATTGGGTATCTTATGGCGAAGATAATAAGTTCCCTTTGCATTTGCTTTCATTGCTTAACACTTCGGCAAAGCATAACGCTATCGTAAACGGTAAGGCTAATTACATCGCGGGTGGTGGTATTGTATTTGACGACGAAGCGAATCAGTATTTAGTTGAAAAACCTATCAATCGGTCAAAAGAAAACATAAACGATATACTAGATAAAATCACTTTAGATATTGAAACCTTCGGTGGTTGCTATCTTGAAATTATTTACAATCATTTTGGCGATGCGGTTTCTTTATACCATATCGATTATGCAAAAGTTAGGTCTAATCCTGATAATACTTATTTCTATATTTCGAATGAGTGGGATGTTAAAGCAAAACCAAACGATATTGAATCAATTTCAGCATTTAATCCCGACAATAAAGTAGGTAAGCAACTAATTTACTTAAAAGAGTATCGCCCGGGAGTTAATACGTACACTTTACCAACTTATCAGGGTGCTTTAAATTACATCGAGTTAGATGTCGCTGTTTCTGAATTTCATTTGAACGCTATTCATAACGGTATGATGCCTTCAAAAATGCTATCATTTAACAATGGTATCCCGACTGAAGAAGAGCAACGTAAAATAGAACGTCAAGTAAAAGACAAATTTAGTGGTGAAAAGAACGCTGGTAAATTTATTATTAACTTTAATAACGACCCTGCAAAAGCTCCGACCGTAATTGACTTATCCGCTTCTGATTTGGATAAGCAGTTTGATATGCTAAATAAGACTATACAACAAGAGATTTTCTCTGGTCATAGGATTACATCAGCTTCATTGTTTGGTATCGCTCAAGAAGGCGCATTAGGTGGCAGGACTGAAATGCGTGACGCTTACGAGATATTCCAAAACACTTATGTAAGCGGTAAGCAGCAATTCATTGAAAGATGGTTAGGTTATATTTTACCATTGTTTGGAATTACAGCCGAGTTTCATATTAAACATACCGAACCTTTAGGCTTTGAATTTAGCGAAGCGATTATTTCGGCTAATATGACACAAGAAGAAATCCGCGAAAAGCTGGGATTGCCTCTTTTAGAATCAAAGACCGAAAGCTCACAGCAAGATATTATTAATGGAATCAATTCATTAAGTCCTTTGGTTGCTAACAAGGTTCTTGAATCAATGACACCAAACGAAATTCGTGCTTTGATAGGATTAATTCCAAAACAAGAAGGTCAAGCAATACAAGAAGTTTCAAGTCAAGCGTTTAGCGAACAAGACGACGATTTTGCGGTGAGTGTATTCGCTGACTTTGGAGATGCTCGAAGTGAGTACGATATTATAAAATCAAGACGTGTTCAATTTGATGACAATTTCGAGCCTATACCACATCAAGAATTTGCGGACATTGATATTATAATCACAAACGTGCAAAGCGGGATTTTAGATTTATTGCAAAAGAATCCTTTAACTACGGTGGACGATATGGCAATCGCTTTGAAAGTAGATAAGCAGGTCATTATCGGGTCTTTGTCTACTTTAGAAAATAACAAGCTAATAAATGTAAAACCTTTTAATGATAATGGAAGCGAAGTTATATCTCGCGAGATTACAGACGAAGGTAAAAAACAAAAGTCAGCGCGTAAACCCATAGCGGACATACAGATAAGATATTCATACGAGGTAACTCCCGGACTTGGCGCACCGATTATTCCAACTACTAGGAGGTTTTGCGAAAATTTAATTAATTTAGACAAGATTTATTCACGTGCCGAAATACAAGCAATAAGTCAAAGGTTAGGATATTCAGTTTGGCAAAGACGCGGAGGTTTTTACACTAATCCGAGAACACAAGTCACAACACCATATTGTCGTCATAGATGGGTCGAACAAGTTGTAATTAAAAGAAGATAATGAGCGCGAACATTTTATTTATAAGCGAAACAACGCTGAAAGATAGGTCACTATTGCAGGACAATGTAGACCCTAAACTTATAAGACCAACTATCAAGCAATCTCAGGATATGTATATCGAGCCTATTTTAGGGACTGGTTTATATCAAGAATTGCAAACTCAAATAGAAGATAATAGCTTGACTGTTTTAAATAAAAAGCTTCTTGACTTATACGTCACCGATTGTATTTGCTGGTATGTCGCAAGTGAAATGGTTATGTCATTAGGTTTTAAGATGACCAATAAAAACGTGCTTAGAAAAAATAGTGAAAATTCAAACGAAGCTAGTTTGTCTGAATTATTCGACTTAATGAGTTACTATAAGAATAAAGCTGAATGGTACGCGCAAAGAATTACAAATTATCTTTGTGAAAACATAATCGATTATCCTTTGTATAACAATCCCGGCAGCGGTTCGGATATTATACACCCAAATGGGTCTAGTTATAGCACAGGAATGTTTCTTGGTGGTGTTGAAAGAGATTACAAAGACTATTCAGAAATGTACCAATCACAATTCGGTGCATTAGGTAAAGATTATAGAGATTAATGGCAAAGGATTATTCAAATAAGAACGTAGTTAAGTTAAAGACTTATTTAAGCACTGTAAAAAATGACAATAAAGGAAGTAAAAAGTCTACTAAATAATTTAGCAATCGACCACAAGCAAATCAATGACTTTGGTTGGGGCGATGTTTGGGAATTAGGTGAAAGCAAGTCAATTACTTATCCGCTCATGTATTGCACAATCGAAAGTTCAAACGTAAGCGGTTCAATATTTAATCTTTCTTTGTCTATTATCTTTGCTGATTTAGTATTTGCAGACGAAAAGAACGAAGATGACGTTATTAGTGACCAAATGTTAGTATGTCAAGATATTATTGCACAACTTCGAAGCGATACTTTCGAATTTACACTAGGTAACTCGGTTAATATTAATTTCTTTACAGAACGATTGTCAGACCTTGTAGCAGGTGTTCAGGCTTCAATCTCACTTGCTATTCCTTACGTAGCTGATAGATGCGCTGTGCCTTCCGATTACCCTTTGATTGATGCAGGGCAATGACACAAAAAGAAAGTGCTACTTTAGAAAAGGTATTCGAAGAATTACGCAACCTATCGCATAAAGTCCAAACGATTGAGGACGCTATTCTAGGAAGTGAATATTTCGGCGAAGGCTTGAAACTTCAAACTAAAAAAAACACTGAAGAAATAGCATCAATTCAAAACAAGTTTAAATATGTTTATTATACACTTATCGGTGTAGGAATCACGGGCGGATGGCAAATAACGGAATTAATTAAAAAGATATTCCCCGCTTTGTTTTAGCACTTTTCAACATTCAAAAAATCTTTCATAATTTCATTATCTTTGTTTAAAAAAAACAAACAATGTATAGACCGAGATTAAATTCAAATGAATACGACTTGATTAAATCATTTCGCAATTCAAACGTAGTTGGTATTATAGGCGATAGACACGCTCCATTCACGCATCCAGATTACTTTGAGTTTGTGTACGAAGTGTTTAATAAGTTTCAAGTTTCAACAGTTGTGGATATTGGTGACGATACCGATTTTCATGCGATTAGTTACCACGAATCAGACCCCGATGGTGAAAGCGCGGGTAATGAATTAGAACTAGCACGTAAAGACCACGTTAAATGGCATGAAGCCTTCCCGAATGTTTATGGTTGTATAGGTAATCATTCAAGCCTACCAACTAGAAAACTTCAAACTGCTGGACTTCCTAAGTCTATGTTTAAAACTTATAATGAAATGCTAGGTTATCCCGAAGGGTGGAAATGGGCTTATAGTCATGAAATAGATAATACATTATATATCCATGGCACGGGGTCAAGTGGTGCGCAAGGTGCAATTAATCGCGCAAGGGATAATAGACAATCCACGGTGATAGGTCATATTCATTCTTTCGGCGGTGTAAACTATTCAGCATCGGACAGAGATATGATTTTCGGAATGAATGTCGGGTGTGGAATTGATGTTAGGTCATACGCTATGGCTTATGGCAAAGTGTACGCAAAGAAGCCTACTTTAGGTTGTGGAATAGTTATCGATGGTAAAACGGCTATATTTATTCCAATGAATTTAGGAAGCAAAATAGAATGGTTATAAAACTATATAATTTTAAACAATCAGAAAGAAAGTTTAAAATATTTTTTCAAAAATATAAAGGTAATTATTTAAAAATTGGAGGTTTATTTATTTATTTTAACAAATCAGTATTAACAATTTTTTTATGAGTTACATGCAAATATTAGAGGAAAAGGCAATCGAGAATAAAAAGATAAAGGGATTAATGAAGCTCAAAGCTTTGAAAGAAGCGGAACTTCAAGAAATAGTTATGGCATTAAGAAAATTAATACAAAAATGAAAAGAATACCGGGCGTACATTATGAGTATATTGAAGAAAAGAAAGACAATCCTATCGCGGAATATGTAAAAAATGCAAATAAAAGAGTGTTCGAAAGCGGAAGTCAGCGCGACGATGACACAAATAAACCATTAGTAAATCATTTAGATGCTTACGTTAGACTAAGATTTGGCTATCTATTGCGAATGGGTGCTAATAAGTACGAAAAAAACAACTGGCAAAAGGGTCAACCAGATGAATCGTCACTTGAAAGTTTACACAGGCATTTAGCTAAGTATGAATTAGGTGATAGAAGTGAAGACCATTTAGCTTGTATTATGTTTGGCATTCAATTGATAATGAAGAACGAACAAAAGGAAGGAATAGCAATAGACCATTATTATAAAGAGCATGAAAATAACAGTTAAAAGGGAATTTTTTACAGATACCGAAACTATCGGGTCAATGTTTATAAACGATAAGTTCTTTTGCTATACGCTTGAGGACAAAGACAGAATGATACACCAGTTGCAAATCGAATCTGAAATAAAAACTCAAAAGAAATTTGGTGTTACAGCTATACCTTCTGGAACTTATCGAGTAATATTAACACTAAGTAATCGTTTTAAACGTGTAATGCCAGAAGTTTTGAAAGTCAAAGGATTTTCTGGAATCAGAATTCATGGTGGCAATACTCATGAAAATACGGAAGGCTGTATTCTAGTCGCAAATACAAAGCACATTAATAAACCATTTGGCAAAGTCTTAAATTGGATTCAAGGTAGCACCGAGGTCAAGCTTATAAAAGAGATTAACAAAGCTATACAAAACAATGAAAAGGTAGAATTGCAAATCGTTTATTAATTTTATATTTATGATTGTGAGCAAACTTAAAAACAGATACTGGAAACCAACGCCAAAGACCTTTCGTAAAATAGGGGACACACTACTTGCTTGTTCTACAATGGTAGCTAGTTATTCAATTTATGCAGGTTTTGAATGGGTGGCAATCGTTGCTATCGTTTCCGGGGTCATAGGGAAGTTCCTAACAAACTTTAGCACAGATGATGACAAATTATAAGGCTTTATTATTATCGTTGCTTATATCGCTTGTAATTGCGTCATGCGCAAGTAAACGATTTACGGAAACGATTACAATTAAGGACACTATTATAGTTCCTGCAAAGATTCAGCTTGATACTTTGGTATTGTTTAAGGATTCAATCGTGACTATTCAAGATACTAGTGGTCAAATGGTAATCACTATTCAAAAATTCAGAGATAAGTATATAAGAGTGCAAGGGATTTGCAAACCTAAAGAGATTATTATTCCTATTACGAAAACA